TGGTGTTGTTTTAGAAATTATCCCTAGAGAGGATGAAGTTCCTGTTTTCATTAGAAGGTACAATTATGAACCAATGGCACTCATCTATTGGTGGTTTCCCCACCCAATAGAAGGTGACGGGTATGAAGACGGTATTGATTATGAATACTTAGAGCGTTTACAAAAAATAAAAACTAATCTTTCATAGCTAATTCAGCACGAAGTTTATCTTCCATGTATTTTTGTTTCATGGTTTGTAATCCTTCGTCAATCTTATCAAGAGCTTTTTCAAGCTTTTCTTGGTTCTCTTCAGCCAATTCTTTATTTTTCTTTACTACCTCAACAACATTTTTATTTAGGTCATCATAACGAGACTGAAAGTTCCCTTTCATTGTGTGATTGCTGATTAGCAAAGATAATGTCCACATACCAAGTATGCCATATTCAACTAAACCGTTTAATCCTCCAGCGTCCATTCATAATCCCTCCTATGTAAAAACGAACAAAGTAATTAGTTTTGTACTCTTGATATAAACTAGTTATTTATATGAGAATTACTACAAAAATCACTTCATTATTACTTATTTTTGCTTTTTTAGCGAGCACGCCAGCAGTTGTGTTGGGATCGCAGGGTCAATTGCTTCAAGCTGAACCAAGTAAAGTTGCAATGCAAGCAATCGGACTTGCAAAACATTATTACGCTCAGGGTAAATTTGAAAAAGCTGCTGAATTGTTTATGGAAGCATACAAATTAGATGCTCGTGTTGAGTTTATGTTTAATGCTGCTAGGGCATACCAAAGAGCAATTAAGCTGACAAAAGCAAAAGAGTTATTTAATCGCTGTGTTAAGACAAAGGGAGCTTCAGCCGTTGTAAAACAAAAAGCTTCAATTTATCTTCGTGAAATCCAGAATATGGAAAGAGCTTTATCTAAAGCAAAAAATGAGGGTAAAAAGAAAGCAGTTAAAGTTGTGGTAAAGCCGAAGCCCAAACCAAAAAAGAAAGTTGTTCTCCCTAAAGGTGATTGGAAGCAAACCAGCGGTGCTATTTCTTTAGCCGGTGCTGCTTTGGCAGGTATTGCTGGTGGTTGGTTGTTAATTACTTCTTATGAGTTGTCTAAAAATGCTGATGATAAGGCTGCTGATCTCGATATTAGTTTTGATGATTATCAGCAGGACAAAGATAAAGCTGAAATGTACAATATCCTTGGTTGGTCCTTGTCAGGTGTTGCTGTGGCTGGTGCAGTATTTGGTTTTTGGGGTTTATCCTCAAGCAATTCTAAGGTCAGTCTCGCACCAACTGGAAATGGTGCAACTCTTATGGTGAGATTTTAATATGAAAAACATAATAATTTTATTTTTTATCCTGTTCGCAGGTTGTGTAGACCGTCCTTACGATGAAGCTTACTTTATTGGTGAAGGCGAGGATGTTATTGAACCCGAAGAGGATATCACTGAACCAGAAGAAGAGATTGAAGAGGACGTTATAGAAGACACATACGAGCCTGAAGAGGATGTCGTAGAAGATGTTATTGAACCAGAAGAAGATATTGAACGGGACACTGCTTGGGATTTTGATGCTGTAGAAGAGGATATTGTTTCAGTTGACGCAGATGATGAGGATACTTGGATTGACACTTTTATTCCAGAGGACACTTGGCAACCAGAAGACACATACGTTCCACAAGATACTTGGACACCCCCGCAGGACACTTGGACGCCACCACAAGACACCTATGTTCCACCCAAGGACACATATCAGCCTCCACAGGACACCAACAAACCAGAGGATACAAAGCCGCAATTAGGACCGGGAGAGTGTCCAAAGGATTGTAAAACTTGGTATGATGGTTGTAACACCTGTCAATGCAATGATGGTAAGATTGGCGGTTGCACTAAGATGTTCTGTCCAACTCCGAAACAACCTTACTGCAAGAAGTTGCACGGAACTTAGCCTTTCCAAAAGACTTGGATACCAACAAGTGTAAACGCTAATAGCGAGCTTACAATATTTTTTGGAGTAAGTGCGGATTCCCCCATAAGGAACCAAGTTAAGAGTGGGAAACAGATATAGGACAATCCAAAACTCAGTAGTCTTGATGCCCAGACAGTGCCAAGCGCCTCATAGGACCATTTTGATCCCCACCAGAAAGTGAGTGATACTGGGAATGACCAAATTAAAGAAGTTATAACTGGCTTATCTTTCCACCAATCCCAAACAAACTGAGAATTATTAAGAAACCAAGCAAATATCTGACCCAAGATAAGCATTAAAGAACCAACAAGGATGAGTGTTGTTTTTGACATTATTTTTTCTTATTTAATCGTTTTGTTTTTTCTTTTGATGCTTCTTTTCTTTGTGTGGCATAATCAAATGCAGTTTTCAATCGCTTTTTTGTTTTAGGGTCTTTTGCATTTTGATAAGCTGCACGAACCCTTTGATGGATTAGATTAATAATCTGAGACTGTCTTTTGTGAGATTTTGCTTTAAAACTTTTTTTAGCAAGTGTTCTTCTAATATCGGCAGCAGTTCTGAATTTAACTGACACTGTGTCTTTAGGATTTTCATCAGTATAAAGGCGTCTACTTGAGCCTTTTGGTTTCTTGCCAGTTCCAACTTTGGGATCACGCTTCTTTTCTTCCAAAAACCCACCATTAACTGTGCCTGCATAACCAATGTAAGCAATTTTTGCTTTTATTTTTGGAAAATCTTTTGGGTTTTTGAACCCCGGTGAGTAAAAATTAGATTCGTTCTTTTTACCACGGTAGCAATCTTTGATGTCCTGTGATTTACAACTTGCTTTTTGTGTGAAGCCCATTTTTTTACAAGGTGTTCTTTTACAATACGCTGGAGTTGCTCCTCGTTTGTCTTTCTTTTCGTTAATGTTTTCTTTATTATATGATTTTTTTTCTACAATAATGCGGATCATATAATAAGTAGTCTAAGAATTCTTACTTTTTTCCCAACAAGAGGGGCAAACAAGGGCTTTTGTTTCACCTTCTGCAACAACCATCCAGTTCATTGCCATATCTCTACTCTTTTTATTAAAAACCTTATTACATAAAGAGCAGTTGTCTGGTAAGAATATATTACTTATTTTATTTTGAAGTTCTTTTTCAGCTTGCTTTTCATCTTTTAAAGACTTCTTTCTTTTAATCTTTCTTTTCAAGTTATTACTCATAAATTAATCGTAGCATATTTTATAGTTGGTGTTAACTATTTATTTTTAGTTGAGGTAACATAATGAAAGTACGTTTTATTATTAAAGAGCAAGAAGTCCCACCACCAGATTCCGTAAAAACAGATGCACAATTAGTGTCTTCTATACAAAACATGTTGCTTAATTTAGAGGGTGCTCAACTAGCTGCTTTAGAACAATATGCCATGGCGCTTAATAGCGCATCTTTAGAAGAAAAAAAGAAAAAAATGACAAAATCTGATGTCAAAAAGCGTGAAAAAATTGTTAAAGGTATGAAAGGCTCAAAAAAAGACTTTGAAAAGCGCTATGGTGAAGATGCAGAAGATGTAATGTATGCCACTGCCACCAAAATGGCAATGAATGCCACCAAAATGGCAATGAAAAAGAAGAAAAAATGAAATTAATCCTTGAAAATTGGCGAAAATTTGTTAATGAACAGGACGATGCAACTGTTCCAGCCAAACCAGACGCTAAAAAAGCATTTCACGATGCTGAAACAACTAAGTTGGGTCAGAAAAAACAAGATGACCCACAAAAATTAGAGCCTATTGAGCTTAATACAACGATTCAAAAAGAAAACGCAAACAAAATTTTTCTATATTACTTGGATGAAAAGAACGTCAGAGATATTTTTCAGTTAAGCTCACTTCCAAAGGACGGTCAATTTAATAAAATGTTTGAAGAACCTGCTAAGGTCAAAAGATTTATTGATCATATGGTTGCTGCAAATGATATTTTAGGCAAAAATAAGATTGTAGAATTTTTAGGAGCAGGTTCATTTGGTTTTGTTGTGTTGTTAGACAACAATCACGCTCTTAAGATTTACAGTGGGTCGTTTGATCCGCTTGCAACTGACGATGTAATTGATCCAGATGCTAAAACTGACAGAGAAAGATACCAAAAATCTCAAGAAAAGGCGTTTGGTGGCAAGGGTGATGTTGCCGACTTGCACATTTATGACGAGGGTGAGCTAAAATTACCCACTGATCGCACTTGGTACTATGCTGAAATGCCTGAATTAATAAAATTAAGTTCACATATGCGCTTTGTACACAAAGATAAGGATATGGTTAAGGTTACAACCGACTTAGATATGGAAATTACTAAATTAAAATACATTGCTAAGGATGATGTTGACAATAAAACTGAAAGTGACATTGATACTGTCGTACAAGACCAAAAAATCGTGCTTATGGATAAGAAATTTGCAAAAAATCTATTAGATCAGTTGAGAAATATGCTAAAAACAAAAAGTTTTGAGCAAATTGAGGATGTTAGAGGGGCAAATATTGGGATTATGCGAGGAAAAGAGGACATCCCAGTGATTTTTGACTACTAAATGAAAAAAATATTAGTAATTTTTACAATTTTATTTATTTCAACGCCAGTTTTTGCAAAATCTAAGGCAAAATTCTATGATTTCAGCGATCAACTCATTGATGGTACAATAAAAAAGCCATCAACCATATACATGGAAGCAAGAACTCGTGCAAAGTTCGCAAAATTGCTTAAATTAAAGAAATCTTTCATTCCAAGACTGCTTATGACTGGTAGAGAGTCACTTTTAAAGTAAAATACTGTCAATGAACAGTTAAACTAACGTATTGCGATAAAAACTCTTCTATTTCTACACTTTTATCTATATTTTCTTTGACTTGGTGCATTAATAACAGACACTCAGCAGTATTTAGATTTTCATAATGCTCATCCAATATCTCTGTTAGCACATCAATCGTGTCTAAAACATTATCGGTATATGCCACTAAAGCATCAAAGGTTTCATCATCAAAATGTTGGTTGTCAGACAATAAAGCTCGTGCTCTATTGCGGCAAGCCATTGCTATTGCGGCAACTTTTACTATATCGGATAATTCCATAAGGACATTATACTATTTTTTGTTTACTTTTTGAAATAAAAACATAAAATTTTGCTTTTTTTGTAATTTTGTGTTTTGTTCTTCGCTAATTTTATATGTTTGTTCAAATTTGTTAAAAAAACTGTTGTCTGTGGATACTTTTGCCTGTTTCATAGACGCACTTGAGTAAAGAGCCGGTACTAAAACCGCGATTGCAGCAAAAATAACTAAAAAATTCTTCAAAACTTCTCACCTCTCTGTATTTATAATATGAAAAAAATTATTTTGTTACTGATTTTTTCAACATTAAATAGTTGTATGATTAGCTCAAGACACAAGAAAAATGTCTTTTTTAAAGGCACTTTTCTAAAAATTGAGAAAAAAATAAGTTTAACTGCTTGCCACCCCTTAAAACCAAGTCAGTGTATGACGAAAAATTTTGAATCAAGTGCATCTTCGTTTCTTATTATGCACCACAAAAAGAAATCTTATCTAATGACTGCTGCTCACGTCTGTCATAATGACTATGGAAAGCTGGTTTACTTTCCCGGTTTTAAAGCACAGCAAGAATTCTATGGTCTAACCTTAAAAATGAAAAAACATTACTACAAAATTGAGGCAATGGACTTTGAATCTGATTTATGCATTGTTTCTACAGATAGGTTTGAAGGTATACCATACAAAATAGCTAAAAAACTACCAGAAATAGGAGAGCAAGTATACAATATTGCTGCGCCAGCGGGCATCTTTGAAGAAAATTTAGTTCCCTTGTTCAAAGGAATGTATTCTGGCGGTGCGCACGATAGAAAAGTTTACACTCTACCCGCAACTGGAGGTTCATCTGGATCACCAGTATTAAACCACAAAGGTCAGGTTGTTGGTGTGGTGAGTGCGGTAACAAAAAATTTTAAAAATATTGTAATTTCACCAACTTTAAAACAAATTAAAAATATCATTAAAACTATAAATAAATAAACTATTTACTCTGGTTGTGGTATTATGAATCCAGTGAAAGAAATTAAGCATAAAGACGATAATCCAAATCAGTCATCAATGGCAGTTTTATTAGATCCAAAAGACCGCATTCTAATATTAAAACGTCCTGCCGATTTGAAGTCTGACAGCTTTCCAAACAAGTGGTGTATACCGGGAGGCAAAGCTCTTGTTGGAGAAACACCACTTAACAATGTTATACGAGAAGTTTTAGAGGAAACCGGGATTGAACTTAAACCCGGTTCAACAAACTATTTATTAAATAAGCAAGAAGGGGACAAAAACTATTTCTTTTTTATGGCTCGTGTAAATCAGGAACCAAAGATGATGAACGTGCTGGATGAACACGAAGAGTTTAAGTGGATCAGAGCAGATGAAATTGAAAAGTATGATATGATCAAAGATACACACGACATAATCAAGCTGGCTCTACGGAAAGGATTATAATGAAACTAACCATTGCAAAAGACGAACTACAATTTGGACACAAGCAAACTCTTAACAAAGATTTTTGGAAAGATGAGAAGCTTGATACAGAGGTACGTTTGGCGATAATGGCGATTGTTAAAAATTTCCTGAAAACAACAAATTTAGAAATGACTGCTGATGAAATCGATGAAATTGAATTCACAGGCAGTTTAGCAAATTACAACTATAGCAAATACAGCGATGTTGATATTCATTTGTTGTTTGATTTTTCAAAAATTGGTGATGATCCTGAATTTATGAGAGATTATCTCACAACCAAAGCAATCAACTGGAACAATAGACATAATGTTACTATTTTTGGACATGAGGTTGAATTATATATCACAGATGCTGGTTCTGATCACCACTCAACTGGTGTTTACAGTGTAAAAGATGATAAGTGGCTTGTTAAACCTGTTCGCGATACTAAATTATCCGCCGAACTTAATCTTAACAAGGTTAAAGATAAAGCTGACAAGATTTCTAAAGAGATAGATATGTTGGTTTCTGTAGAGGGTGACCTATCTTTAGAAACAATTGAAGGCTTAAAAAATAAAATCAAAAAGATGCGAGTTGCTGGACTTGAAACTGGTGGTGAGTTCTCTATTGAAAACTTGGCTTTTAAGCTGCTTAGAAGGCGCGGAGAGCTAAGTACTCTCTATGCCCTTATGAACCAAGCGCAGGACGCAGAACTCTCGTTAGACGAGGATGTGGAGTGGTGGAAAAAGCGCCGCAAGTTGGACAATAAAAACTATCTTGAGCTTATAGGGCATGTTCGCGGAGCGAAAAAAAATAAGAGTGGCACTCCATATATATTAGAACCTCACAAAAAATTGCCGATGAGTGCCCCTCCCGGCGTTGCAGAATCTATTTTAAAAGAATACACAGATGAAGAAGAAGAAAAGTTTGAACAAATTAAACAAAAAATAGATGGCGGTGCGACTTTTGAGTTAGACTTAAAGTCTCGTTCTTTTGGACAATTTAAATGTTTAACACAGCACACATATGAAGTCAAAAAAGAAGGGCAAAATTATAGATTTAAATTAAAATCTAACATAGAAGATGTTCTAACACCAATAGCTAAAAAATTAAAAGATGTGGGTCGCATCGATCCAAATTCACGGTGTGTTTATCATAATGGAGACAAACTTTTAAATTTAGATAATTTGAAACAAATTATATTATCTGAGTTACAGCAAAGAAATGTTCTTGGTGAGTTTGGTATAGTAGGCAAGCCAGTACCACCTCAGATAGAGCCATCTCCCATGCCTCCAATACCTCTCGAACCAAAAGAAACCCCAAAAGAACCCAGCTTGGAGCCAGAAGACTCTAAAGTTGATGACGTTGAAGTCCAAGATGATAAAGAAAAAATTGTTAAAATACAAGTTGCCCCAGTAAGAACAATTACTGTTAAGTGCGATAAAAATTCATTAGCAAAACTTAAAGGTGGAAATACTCCTAAATCAATTGCATATATTGTTTGCAAACAGGGTCTTGATTATTCAATAAATAAGAAAAGAAAGTCACGAAGGAATGTAACAATTGATCAAGATTGGAAAACAAAAAATTTAATAAGAGTTAAGTTGGGCGACAAAACTGTTCGTTTCAATAAACAGTTTGCAAAAAAACTTCAAGATGCCTATCAAGAGGCAATAACTGAATCTGGACTTGAAGACTTTGGTTTTAAGCCAGTAGCTTATACCGCAAGAAGAATTGGATCAAAACCAACCGACCCTCTTTCCACACACGCCCTTGGAATTGGTATTGATTTTTATGTTCCAGCCAAAACATTCTCAAACAAGTTGGCTTATTGGAAAGAAACACAGTTTGCAATGGGAATGGGAAATAGAGATTATGACGACATCGCAAAAGAAAATAAACTTGAAGTTACGGAAGAAATGAAGGAAAAAATTCTAAACTTTAGAGAAAAATATAAGAAGTTTGTTGCTGCTATGAAAAGAAATGGATTTAGAGCAGGTGCTGATTTTACAAGAGATAGTAAGTTTGGTGACCCATCACACTTTGAGGTTAGTATTGAAAAACTATTAAACTAGTTAATTAAAGGTAAATTAATATGTACACAATTAAAAATTTAGCAGATAAAACTTTAAAAAAAGAACTCCTTGAAGAGTTTTTAAATTTTGTGAATATGGAGCTTGAAATTAATAAGCCATATTCTGTATATTTTGTGAATGATGAGATTAATGCTTCTGAAGCGCTTGGCAAGACTGCCATGTATAACCCCTCCACAAATTCAGTATATGTTTATGTGACCAACAGACACCCCAAGGATATTCTAAGATCCATAGCTCATGAATTAATGCATCATAAACAAAATTGTGATGGTCGTTTAGATAAAACTGATGAAGAAGGTTCTGACAATCTTATGGAACTTGAGGCTGAGGCTCAAATGGCTGGCTTGTTAGTAAGAATGTTTGAGGACGGCAGAAAAAAGTTGAATGAAGATGCCCTGCCGTTTGGGTATGCAACTGAAGAAGAGAGCAAAAGAATAAAAAAAGTTATAAAAGATAAGCTTGTATCTTATGGATTTAATCCAAATACGGATCCATTTGGTGAAAAAATTAACACTTTTAATAAATTATCCTTAAGAGATTTAAGGGCTATAACAAGATATAATGAAGACCCACAGGAAATAAAAAAACAGGCTCGCGTTCGTTCAATTCTTGGAGTAAATTATTTTTATAAAAAAATTACTTCTCACAAAAATATAGCAAATGGAGTCATGGCAATTCTTCAAGATTTTTCTAAAATTAAAAATGCCACTGTTTCAAACATTGATACACCATCTAAGGCGTTGAAAACTGCTGCAAGAAGAATTTATTACTTTTTTGATCCACCACAGGGAGTGGTGCCGGGATACAAAAAACAATTTCCTCAATATGCACATAAACATGTTGAACAATTATTACAACGACTTCGTGACAATTATTTTAACAAGGCGATGGAGATTATTTCAAGACACGCATCTTCTGCCGATGCTATAAATTCCGCAATTACTGGAATTGAACAAAGTATTGGCGATTGGGGCAGTAGAACAGTAAATTGGTGGAAAGATGCATCTTTTACTGAGAAGAAAAGATGGGTTTTGATGGCGATAGGAATGATGCCCCCCGAAATAGCTGCTACTGCTGTGGGCGGCTCAGTTTCTCTCATAGGAACTCCTGCTGCTGGTGCAGCAGCGGGATCATTAGCAGCTATCGTTCCAGTCGCATCAGATGCTGCTGCGGGTGTTTCTTATTTTACTGAAGAACCAAAAGATCCATTAATGGGTGCTCTCTGTTTGTTTTCCGCTGGATTGTCTTCATTCGATGCAGCCAAAGCGTCTCGCATGTCTCAAATGCTAAAAGCTGGAAATAAAACTTTAGCTCGTATTGAAATGATCAATATTTTAAATACGAATCCCGCTTATCTTAATAAAACTTTACAGTCTTTAGATAAGGCGGCTAAAAGTCTTGAAAAATATAACTTGCCAACTCTTGCTCGACCTTTTAAATCGGGCGCTCAGTACATAAGGCAGCTTTCCGAAGCAGCAAAAATTTCAGATGATTTAGTTGGCACTTGGACTCGTGTTGAGAGAGGGCAGGCTCCTGAATGGGTTAATACAGGAGTCGCAACAAAAGGAGCTATCGAGACAATTGAAAAAACAACCGGCAGAGAGGTTAAAGATTCAGTAATATTAAATTACAGAAAAATGACTGGTCGTACATCGGGCGCTCAACAAATTGGTAGAACAACCCCAGAAGAGATTTTGGATGTTTTTTCCTCTGCTGAAAATTCTACATTTGAGGGAGGTTATTCTCTTTTCTCAAAAGATTTTGTTGAAGAGATTGTTGAGCAGGCACCCGAGGCTTCCAAGAGACTTGACAGTGCTTATAATCCTTATGCTGCCGAATACGCTGCCGACCGCGCAATTTTAGAAAAATACGATGCCTTGAGCAATATCGCATACGAGGCTAAGTACGGTGGGAAATTTTTAGATGATATGGTATTACCATCTATAGATTTGAATAGATTGGGATTAGAGAACTTTGATCAGATATTGTCAATTCTTAATTCTAAATTTTCAGCTAATAAAAGACCATACGATCTTTTATTTAATAGACTAAGAAAATTGACTGAATTTAAAGTTTCAAGGCAAGAACTTGAAGAAATTGTATTAAAATATTTTAAAGAAGAGTCTGATGATATATCTGGTGAAGTTAGATATGTATCAATTCCGGGTACATCATCAGAAGATGCATTTAATAAGATTTCAGAAGAAATTGTTAATTTATCTAAAACAAGGAACGAAGCAGAATTTTTAAGAAGGATTGCAACAGCAGGAACAGCAACTGTTTCAAGAGGCGGCAGAGTAATACCAATCGGTCCCTCTGTCAAAGAAGGGGTTGATTTTGCCTATAACGAGGCTGCACGCGATATTGCTTTAACCCCCGGTTTTAGACAAAGACTCACAGATCGTGTTTTAGACAAAATTGAGAAAGAAGGCAAGGATATAAGAGTTTTAAAGAAACAAGATTTAGAAGATATAAACGAAGAAAGTGCCAATGAACTTCTTAAACAGATTGTACCAACTTCACAGACTTATAAAAAATATTTAAAAACTTATGATTCTGGGCTTGTAAAATTTAAAGATAGAGTGGGCTCTGTAAAAGAAAAATTAGGGAACTTAATTGGAATTACTGGCTCAGTTATCCGATTTAACTTTTTGCCGTTTGGTAAAAGACAAACTTTTACAGATTTAAAAACAATGGTTAAAGCTGGTGGTAAAAGTAGGGTTGCAGCAGCAGCAAGGCTTGCAACCTCTGCCGCAAGAACAGGAATCACTATTATGAAAATCAAGACAATTCTTGATCAAGCTAAAGCAATATACGGCAAGGGTGGTCTTCAAAGCGATGTATATAAGGTTGCAAAAGGTTTAAATCCTGATGAAGAACCCGGTGCAATATCTCTTTTATGGACTGCGACAATGATAAAAACTGTTGAAGCTACAGAAGAAGTTAAGAAATACTTTCAAGATAAATTTGAAGTTGATGTAGATGAAGTAAAGAAAGAAATTCCTAAAAATGTAGAACGAAAATTGATTGAAGTTGGCGTTGGGGCACCATTAGAAAAAGAAAAGCCTGAACCTAAAAAGGACGATAAGAAAAAGCCTAAAAAACCAGATCCAAAACAAAAGAAAGCTGAAAAAGAAATAAAAGAACAAGAGAAAAAAGCTAAAAAACAAATTCCAAAGATGAAAAAGAAAACTGGCAGCAAGGGAGTTCCGGCACCAGTTAAAAAGGCTGCTGCCGCAGCATCTAAAAAAGCTGCGCCAAAACCAGAGCCAACAACACGAAAGCCGGGAGAAGCTGGTGGCACAAAAGCAGGTGCTGCTGATGAACGCGGAGGTAGTGGAGAGGACAAAGGTGCAGGAGGTCTTCAGTATAATCAAAATGCAATTTCACAATTCATTTTCGCAAGAAACGAGGATCCCGAACTGAAATTAAAAGATTTAATGGCAAATTCAGGCTTAAGAGCGTTGGGAGAAGAATTAGCAGAAAAAATTATTGCCATTTATAATGCGGCACCATCAGTTGAATTTGACGATATTTATGATAAAACAGAAGACCCCGCACTTGTTTTTGTTGCAGCCCCAACGGGAGATGAAAGACCAGTTGAAGTAAGAGAACTACTCAATTTTTTTAGAGCTAACAAATTAAATGACTTAGACGATGAAGACAAGAAAGAACTAATGAAGTTATTAAATAATTTAGAAAAACATTATAAGAGAAAACAAACTAAAAAAGAGTCAATATCTATCTCTGATTACCGCGAAAAACTATTAGAAGAAAGATTGGAAAAACTTACAATAGGATTGATTAAATGAGTGCAGCCGCTAAATATGGTTCAGATAATATAAGTTTATGGACACCATCAGCCACTGGAAGTAATTCCTTAAGTTCCGACATTGTTGCTTGGATTGATTGTGAAGATACTGATGAAATGACCACTGTAGTGGATGATGGACATAGTTATGTCACAATCATAAAAGACAAAGTTAATGATATTAGTTTTGGTGCCCCGAATGGCTACCAACGTCCAAGATTTTCTAATGCTACAGATTCTTTATTAATTAACAACAGAAATACTTTACATTTCTGGGAAGCCAGCTTACAACACACGCCAGACACAGCATTGACTGCTTCTGAAGATGCGTTTGATGGTCACTTGGCAGAATTGAATGACCCCAGATATGCGTTTTTCGTTTATAAACCAATAGACTATTATGGTGACGCCAACCTACTTTACCAATATGGCGATAGTGCCCATGACAGGGCTTATGGTTTAGCCATGTGGGTCACCGGATCAGGGACTCTCACAAACACTAGTCATTATTATTATATGGCATCTTACGGCACCGGTAAGAGATATTACCCAGATGAAGATGATACGAATAGCAAGTATTACAATAAGGGTGGTGTAACCAATCTTGTTTACCACCAACATTCTGGTACTAGCGGATATCTAAGTCACGATGGTAATCAGACTACGGCGAGTTATTCTTCAACGACTTTAATTACAAATAACTTTGATCGGGATATGCAATTTTGGATTGGTGAAGAAATTGGTGGTGGTGGACGCGGCATAGAGTTCCTCTTAGCTGAAATGATTATGATTACTGGTAGTGGGCTCTCTGACGCAGACCGTCAAAGAGTTGAGGGATATTTAGCCCATAAGTGGGGATTAACTGGAGATTTAGCCGGTGATCATCCTTATAAAAGCAGCGCACCAACAAATGGATTAAGTGCTGGTGGCGATGGACCAGTTTTCGGAAATGATATTGGTAGAAAATATTCAATTGAACCCGGCAATGGCGCACGCGGTGGACCCGTTCTTAAAAGATTTGAAAACATAAATTGCAATTATGGTAAGAAAGATGGTATTGAACAAGTTCCTTTTGCATTGCAGCAACCGGGACCGTTCTCTTTAAAAAGACGAGCAACTGCTTACCAAGTCACACGCGGAGATAAAAAATGAGCAAACTCTTAAATGAAGGCGGCAATATTTTCAAAGGTGATGAAGGTGGATCAGAAACTATTCGTATTAAGCGCGATGACGTTGATCCTACGCTAAAGTGGCTGGAGGAAGAAGTTTTAAATTTTGATGATGATAAAAAACTTAATCTTGTTAATCATAAATTGGGAACAACAGGTGAAAAAGAAACATCTGGTGATTTGGACATCGCCATTGATGAGAAAAAAGTCTCAAAAGATGAATTAATAAATAAGTTGGTAATATGGTTAGAAAAAAACCATCCAGACTACAATTATCGTGATTGGATTCATAAAACAGGTGTATCAGTTCACTTCAAAACCCCAATTAAGACAAAAGAGGGGGGCGATGAATTTAATGGTTATGTTCAGACAGACCTTATGTTCGGCAATCCAGATTTCATGCTTTGGGCAGTCAAAGGTGAGATGGGACCAAGCGAGTATCGTGGTGGTGACAGACAGAACTTGATCAATGCCATTGCAACGCAGCGTGGGTATGCTTGGAGCGCCTTCTTTGGTTTAAAGGATAGAGAGACCGGGGAAAGAACAAACGACCCTCAGACAGTCGTAGATCGCGTTTTAGGGACAGGTCACAAACCAGAAGATTTTGATAGTATTTATACCCTGTTTGATATTCTTGCTGATAAAGAAAAATATCCTGACGATGTTTATGAGGCAATTCGTGAAAAGGCAGGTTTTGATTTCCCTCATCGTGATAAAGAAGATAAATCATTAGACGAAGCAAAAAAGGATAGTCCTCGTATTCAACACGCTGAAGATTTAATTTTCTTTGAGGGTAGTGAAGGCGCTATTCGTGCTCTTGACGCTCTTGAGAAGATGAATAATCCAGAAGGTCGTCCAGAGACAACCTTAAAGTGGGACGGCTCACCAGCGATTTATTTTGGTCGTGATAAAGAAGGCAATTTTATTTTTACAGACAAAGGTGGTTTTGTAGCAAAGGGCGATAAAGGCAGAGCTAATTCAAAAGAAGAAATTGATGCAATGTATCGCGCTCGTTCAGGACGCGCAGCAAAAAAATCTGATATGACTTCTGAAGAAATATACCAACAAAAATATTCAAAAATTTCTCCTATGATGCAAAAAGCATTTGAGTTAGTAGAAAAGTCACTTGACTCTACACATAGAGGATACTTCTTTGGTGAGGTTCTTTACTTTGACAAACCAGCAGTTGAGGACGGCAAGTTTGTTTTCAAGCCAAATATGGTAAAGTATAAAGTTGCAACCGATTCAGAAATGGGTAAAAAGATTGCAAAATCTGATGTAGGTATTGTTGTGCATTCTGAAAAAGATGTTAATGAGAAACCAATTCTTGGTAAACTTAACCTTAAACCTCTGTCATCACCAGACCCACGCGTTATTTTCTTTGGTAAGACATTTATTGAGAAACCAGTTAGTGTTGATGATACAGAGGTTGCTGAAATAAAACAGATCGTTTCTGCAAATTCTCAAGCAATTGATGGATTCTTCAACGCTGAAAAATTACGCAAGTTTAAAATTTCTGATTTACCAAACTTATTCTATGGATACTTAAACAGTAAAGTTGACACAGGCTTAGAAAGCTTGGGTGAAGACTTTAATGATTGGCTTGTCAGCAAAGGCAGTGTCTCAGATGGCAAAAAACTAAACGTAAAGAATTACATTTCTGAAAATCTGGAAACATACACCTTGGTTTGGGATGTTGTCACCAGAATAATGCAGATTAAAGACGACATTATTAGAAGCATTGACACTCAAGGAGGCTTGCCGTTTAGTCAATCCCTCGGCGGTGAAGAAGTTGGTGAGGGTTATGTTCTATCTGACGATGGCAAATTAATCAAATTGGTTGATAGATCCAAATTTACAAGAGCAAATCGTGCCGCCGTAAGAGAGCAAAATGAACTTGATCCTGATTATGAAGATGATTTAGAAGCTCAAATTGCTGACATTGAAGACGTTGAAACACACGTCTTTATTCCCGGCGGCTTTAAACCTCCTCATAAGGGACATCTTTCACTACTTCTTCAAGCAATTCAGAAGTACCCTGATGCGATTGTTCATATTACAAGTGGTCCAACAAAGCGTGCAGCAGGTGATTTAGAAATTAGTGCTGAACAAGCAAAGCAAGTTTGGGAAAAATACATTGAAAAATATGGCATTAATAATGAAGTAAAACTTGATTATTTTGATCGTTTTAAGACGAATAGAAAGAAAGAAGATGGTTCTGTAATAACTTCATCAAGTCCATTCTTAAGAATTGGTCTTAGAATGGAAAATGATATTGAAAACATTAACCCAAATTCAAAGATTGTTGCTGTCTCTTCAGAAGATGAGCATATTAATTTTGTAAAGAATGCAGCAACTTATTTAAATAATAAGAAAAAAAATCCAAAGAATTTCACTTTTGAACCATTAAAAGCAGAAAAAATTGAAGTTGAACCCGGTGTTAAATTTTCTGCTACTCAAATGAGAAAGGCGATTAGCGAAGGCGACTTTGATACATTTAAGGCTTTTATGCCAGAAAAACTTTCTGATGATGAAACAAAAGAAATATTTGAAATGCTTGGGGGCGTTATGGGTGAAGCATCCGTCGCTGCAAATGTTGCGGGCTACCCACTCCCTTTTACTTCGGGTAAAAAGAGGTGCGAACAAACTATTTATAAGGAACAATTACGTCAAGTAATAAGACATCTTGTTAATAAAGAGAGAAACAATATGCTAAATGAAGAAAAACAATTAAGAGAACTTATCCGACAAATCATTAAGGAACAGGATACGCCAACAAAATCAACTGGATTAAATAAATTAATTCAAGCGTTGAAAATTATTCTACCAACAGTAGAAAGTGGATATAAATCTTTAACCACTGATAAAGAACAGAGAGACTCTTTCAAGCAACATTATCTCAAAGCTATTATTGACACTCTTTCTCCACAGGATGCAATCAGAGCGGCGTCTGGTGGTGAATCTGTTGGTATGCTTGGTGGCTCTGCCCTTGAAGAACAGGATCAAATTGAAGTAACTGTAACTGATGAGGAAACACCAGAAGCTGATCTCAGTGCTGAAATTGAAGATGAGGAGCTTGGTGACGATGCTCAAATCACAAAAGATGCTGGTGTTACACTCAAAGATATTGAAGGTAAGAAAACTGATATTCCAATCCCACAAATTCCCGGTTTAGATGAGACTGGTAGAGATGAATCAGTAGATGTCTACAAAAAGACTGTTGATGCAGTAACAAGAAACTACAGAACTCTACATAACGAAAGCGATAGAAAAGAATTTAAAGAGTATCTTGTAACAAATCTTTTACTATACTTTGATAAATTTGAAAATGATATTGCCCCTGAATTAGAACCTGTTACTACACCTGAGTATGAAAAACAAACAGCAGATAAAGCTCAGTTTACTGCTAAAGGTGAAGAGACAGTATCTGAAGAAATAAAGAAAGCAGTAAAAGAGACTTTAAAAAATAGTCTATTTCAATGAAGAAAGATCCTAAGAAGAATTATTCTATAAGTAAGAAGTTAAAATTAGAAAATAAGATAGATGAAGATTTTGAAGTTAGATTAAGTAATCTTACCTTAGAAGATATTATAGCCCTTAAATTAGAGTTGTCAAGCAAAACTTTCAAAGGTAAATTCTATGGACTTCAGTTGTATAAATATATTCAAGACATTGCAAGAAATGCAGTTGTTAAGTTTGCCATAGCAGCTACAAACTCTAAGATCAAAGCTTCTTATATTTTAGGTATATCGTACAAACAACTTAAATATATTCAGAAAGGTTATGAATTGGAGGACTACTTTGACACAACACACTTAACAGATAAACCTTATGATGATACAATCTGATTATGAAGATTTCAGAGTTAGTAGTTGGAGAATTCTACATTATCAAACCTACTACTAAGAAACAAGTAATAGTAAAAAAAGATAGATTAACATTAGGAGGTTTTTCTCCTGTGTTTCAAGAAAATTTAGATTATAAACAATCTCTTTTCATTTATGCTGGTCAGGAAACAGAGAAGGTAGTTAAAAAGGTTGACAGTAAGAGAAAAGAAGTTTATACTTATAAACCACACATTATGTTGTGTGTAAAGACTGGTGAAAAATTTAAAGTAGCTGGTTATTATATTCAGACATATTTTATTAAGCCAAAGAAATAGGAGGTTACTATGGAGGCAAATCCATTATTTGGACGACCGTGGAAGATTGCAGGTCGTTTTGAAACTTTTGAGGGTGCGGATAGAAAAAGAAAGCAGCTTTCCTCAGAAAAAAATTTACAAGTTAAAGTTAAAAAGCAGTTGAAGGGTTATGTGGTAAAAACCAGATCAACTAACACTGAAGAACCAAAGCGGCTTAGTCGCAAGAAGCAACGCAAGGAGAAGATGAATGATCGCTGATGTCGTTGTTGGACTTCAATATGGTGATGAGGGTAAAGGAAAAGTAACTCACCACCTATGTAAGACAGGAGGGTATACTCATGTCCTACGCTACAATGGTGGCTGCAATGCTGGTCATACTATTTTCCATGAGGGTCGTAAGTTTGTTACGCATCACATCCCAGCAGGGGTCTTTTTTGGGATCAAAAGTATCATTGGCAATGGCTGTGTACTTGATCCTGTACAGTTTTTTAAAGAGTTAGATGAACTTAAGTCAGGTGGGATTGACACCACGGGACTTATTTATGTCGCTAAAAACTGTCATGTAATTACAGATGACCACAAAGAAGAAGATGGTAAAGATAAAAAGATTGGTACTACCAAGCGAGGCAATGGTCCTGCTTACAGAGATAAATATGCCAGAACAGGTATCATGGCTAAAGATGTTCCAGAGCTTAAGCCGTACTTGATTGATCTACATGATGAGTTCTGGAATCAGTCTGATGTTAAAATCCTCTGTGAAGGCGCTCAAGGCTTTGGATTGGATATTGACTGGGGAGACTACCCTTACGTTACTTCAAGCCATTGTCTGACATCCTCGGTGCTTTTAAATGCCATTCCTCATTATGCCATCCGTGATGTCTGGGGAGTTGCCAAAGCTTATGAGACTTATGTTGGTACAAAGCAGTTCCAACCACCACATAATAAAGTTTTTGCTCATATACAAGAAGCAGGACAGGAATTTGGCGCTACAACTGGAAGAGTTAGGCAGTGTAACTGGCTTAGTCTTCCATTTCTTAAGAAGTCAGTTCAACTGAACGCTGTGAACCGTGTTGTGATTAACAAGATGGATATTATGCGGCAGGTTAGTAACTGGAGTCTTAGAAACAACGATGGTAAATCAGACTTCTTTGAATATTTTTCAACAGAAGAAGACTTTACTAACAGAATTGAAGAATTCTTGGCTGGCACTGGGAAGGATATGGATATTTTCTTTTCAGACAGCCCACACAAAATTTAGGGAGAATAAAATGAATAATAAATTTTTTAAATTTCATTTTAAGAATGATAAAACTAAGCGAGGCACAAGTTGCCATAAAAATTTAGATAATTTTACTGAAGCAATGAATTTTGCTTACGATTATCTTGACAAACTTAATGGTGAACCCGACTCAGATTCGGGTCAATATAGGATTATAGGTGTTTATGAAATTTTATATACACATGATAATTCAGTTCCAAGTGAACTCAACTAATTATAAAAGGAAACAACATGACAAGATATTATTGGTGCGACGATAAAACCAAAGAGAAAATTGAAGAAGAGTCTCAAGAAGAGGGTGGAGTAACACCAATTATTCTTATGGGCGGCGAAAATGGACCACCACCTGCTTTAGAGTGCGTAGACGTAGTAGACAACGTGATTATGTTTTATGGAGAGGTTAGTGAAAAAAATGCAAAACTTCTCAATAAAGCACTCAGAGCAGTTGATAAAGATCTACAAGTATTCAAAGTAAAATATGATACAAACCCACCACCAATCAAATTACATATTAATTCATACGGGGGCTCTGTTTTTGCGGGGTTTTCAACAGTTGATGTAATTTTAAACTGTAAGACACCAGTTCACACATACATCGACGGCTCTGCTGCTTCAGCGGCAACCTTAATTAGCGTCGTTGGAGACAAAAGATTTATTTACGAGCACTCACACATGCTTATTCATCAGCTTTCCTCTGCTATGTGGGGTAAGTTTGAAGATTTCAAAGATGAGATGGAAAACCTTGACTTGATCATGACAAAAATCAAGAAAATTTACAAGGAAAGAACTAATTTATCAATGAGACAAATCACAGAAATTCTTAAAAGAGATAAGTGGTTTGATGCTGAAAAGTGTGTTGAAATCGGACTCGTTGACGAGATTGTAGAAAATGGCTAAGAAAACTTATGTTTTAGATACAAATGTTTATCTTTCTGACCCAACAGCTTTTAAAAACTTTGGAAGAAACGATGTTGTTATTCCATTAAAGGTTCTTGAAGAGATTGATAAGCATAAAAAGAGACAGGACGGTGTGGGGGCTAATGCTCGCCACACCATTCGTCTTTTGGATGAATATCGTGGAAAGGGCTCTCTTGAGAAAGGAGTCCGTATTGAGAAGGGTAAGGGTTTATTAAGAGCAAGGATTTCTGATGTTAATGCTCTTCCAATTGAATCAAATAAAAGAGATCCAGATAACATTATTCTTGCCTGCGCCTTGAACGAAGCAAATGATGGTAAAAGGGTAGTTGTTGTTTCCCGTGATATCAACCTTAGAGTCCGCTGTGACGCCCTTGGTATTCCTTGTGAGGGCTATGACATAAACCAAGTCGTAAATGACCGTAGCGAGCTTTACACGGGGTTTGAGAGGCATTTGGTAGATGATCAAACAATCGATCATTTCTACTCCGGTGAGAAAATTTTTATTGAAAAAGAAGAAAAGTTATTATTACCCAACCAATTTGTTATGTTGATCTCTAATTCTAATGAAAAGAAAACTGCATTAGCAAGGTTCTTAGCATATAACAAGCCGCTTATTAAAGCAGGAATCCACAAACATGGGGTCTGGGACATCACAGCAAGAAACAAAGAGCAATCATTCGCTATTGATTTGTTATTGGATCGGAATGTTCCAATTGTATCCCTCATTGGTGCCGCTGGTTGCGGTAAAACTTTATTGGCTGTGGCTGCTGGATTGGAGCAGGTTTTAGATGAAGGTCAACATGAACCAATCTATAACAAGCTTGTAGTTTCAAGACCAGTAATGCCTATGGGCAGAGACATCGGTTTTCTACCCGGCACCTTAGAAGAAAAAATGGCACCATGGCTAGCACCTGTCCAAGACAATTTACAGTTCTTGATGGGAAATGATAAGGTAGCCCTTGAAATGTATGCTGAAAGAGGCATTATCGAAATTGAAGCCTTAACTTATATTCGCGGTAGATCTATCGCAAAAGCATTTATTATCATCGATGAAGCTCAGAACTTATCAGTTCACGAGTTAAAAACAATTATTACTCGTGTTGGTGAAGATACAAAGATTGTTCTAACTGGCGATATTGAGCAGATTGACACTGTTTATTTGGATGCTACTAGCAATGGCTTATCT